TCATCGATGAACACCAGCTTTTCGGCCGGCAAGGACGGCTGGCTTTCCCGCCAGCGTTGCCGGGCTTCCTTTACGTCGGCCCGATCCTGCTCGGCGGCGTGCAGCGTTTTTTTTATACGTCAGGCCCAGCCGGTTGAGTTGATGCCAGAGGGCCTGCCGTTTGATGCACACGCCCAGTTCGCCGCGCAGGCGCCCCAGCATCTCGGCCAGCGTCAGATCGTTTTGGGCCTCAATCCATCCTCTGAGCGTTTCCAGATGCGGCTTGAGTCGCGAGACCCTTCGCCCCCCGCGCCGCAGCTCGCCGCATTGCCCGGTTTCGTTAACCCGTTTCCAATAACGCTCCACCGTGCGCTTGCACACGCCGTAACGCTTGGCGGTCTCGGCGGCTCCCGCCCCCTCCTGCCGTGCCTTTATGATTCGTTCCCTCAGGTCCGGGCTGTAAGCTTTCATCCAAAAACCAGATTTGACCTTCATTTCCCCAATTGCGACTAAATAATTAGGAAATGCTCTAAGCCGTGGCTCATCCTGGACACGCCCCCCAGGCTCACGCCCAAAGATAAAGAATAGGGAGCGCAGCGACATGTTTCAGGCCCAACCGGAAGCTTCCTGACCTGAAGTCCGTCCCACCCGTTACGAAGCCCTGATGTACGCCTTCAGGGCTTTTTTGTGCCCTCTCGCTTTGATCCGCAGCAGGAGCCTTTGTCCTCGAAAAAGTCGTTCCTCCTCCTGGTCAGCCCGCATTTGCTGCTTTTCAGAGCAGCCAGATTTTCCTGAGTCTTGACCCTCTCTCCGGAATTCCGTAACTTTTTTTTAGTGAAGTGGTGCCAGAGGGCAGGATTGAACTGCCGACCAAGGGCTTATGAGTCCCCTGCTCTACCACTGAGCTACTCTGGCTAACTTGCTGGTTCAAGGCGAGTTACGCCTTTTGCCTTGCTTCTTTTTCACGGTATTTTTCACAGTTGCAGAGTCACAAAGCTGCAAAAATGAGCAACACCGAGAAACCCAAAACCTAGCAAAGAACCAAAACCCCCGGCCTGCTACGGCACAAGGGAGGGCGGTATTACGCACGCCTCAATTCCGGCGGCAAGACGAAATTTGTCCCCCTCAAAACCGACCTGATGGAAATCGCCCGGCGGCGCTTCGCCGAGCACAAGTCACGCGTCGAACGCACCCGCAAGGCCGCCCGCGCAGCCGGAACCGGGTCCGGCACCATGCACGACCTGCTTGTCCTGCTGCGCGCCCAGGTCAGCAACCGTGCCGACATTTCACCAAACACACGCGCCCGGACACTGCGGGAAATCGCCTACGTCGAAAAGACATGGCCGGAGTTCCCCAAATTGCGCCCGGACGAAATCACCCGCACGGCGGTTGCGTCGTGGAAGAACCGGGCACTGAAAGAAGGGACAGGCTTCCGCCCGCCAGGAGCCAGGGAGTCCACCCCGACGACGGGCAAGTCACCGCGCTCGTTCAATGGCGGTCTCTCCGTCGTTCGCCAGTTGCTGGACATGGCTGTCGAAAACGGGGCGCTTCACGCAAACCCTCTCGCCGGTCGGCGTATCGGACTCCGCGCCAGGGACACGCCCCGCAGGCCGATCCTCCCGAGTCGTGAAAAGGTGTGTGAAATCTTCGCCGAGATCGAACGGGGATCCGGCATCGCCGGCCAGGGGATCGAGGTGGCCGACTTCTGCCGCGGGCTCGCCGTCACCGGTTGCCGCTTGCAGGAAGCCGCCGGCATCCAGTGGGGGCACGTCCGGTTTGACCGTGGCACCGTTGTCGTGAACGGGACCAAGACCGAAGCATCCCGGCGCGAGGTTCCCATGATCCCCGCCGCCCGCGCACTGCTCGAAAAGATCCGGGCCCGGCGCGAGCGGGCGGGCGGCGCCGACCCCGCAGACCCGGTGTTTCTTGTGAGGGAAGCCGAGAAAAGCCTGACGCGGGCCTGCAAGGCGGTCGGCGTCCAGCGCCTTACGCACCACGACTTGCGCGATGTGTTCGCCACGACGTGCATCGAGGCCGGAATCGACATCCCGACCGTCGCCGGCTGGATGGGGCATTCCGATGGCGGGGCGCTCCTGATGAAGGTCTATGCCCACCTGCGCCATGCTCACAGCATCGAGGCGGCGGCAAAGGTGGTATTTTGACTACCGCCCCCGAAAACAAGTAACCCGCCATTTGAGCAGTGCCCCCCACGAGTGAGGAGCCCGAGGCTTGGCGGGTGTTGTTGTGCTCACGAAACCGGCATCACGCGCACCTGTCAACGCGGCGCGTCCGGACTACCGCACGGCCGCTTTCGCTTCCCGCAGCTCTCTCGCCCGCATATCCGCATCTGCCTTCGCCTGCTTGAAGTCGCCGCGCTTTTCGAGGATCGTGCCCTGCTTGAGCGCCGCAATGGCCTGTTCGGCGATGGAGATTTGCAGGCTGCTCAGATGTCGGCGTTCGTCCTTCGATGCCGTGAGGCTTTTCAGGGCGCTGACCGCACTGACAGCACGGGCGGCGTCGGCAAGGGCAAGCCGTTCGTTGCGCTCATCCAGCGTCTCTTCGCGCCGGATCGAGTTGCCGCGTTCGTTGGCGGCGTGGTAAGCATCGTACAGTTTTTCGACGGACACGGGATTTGGGGGAAGCGCCCCGCGCAGAAAGATGCGACCGATGACAGGCAGGTCGGCAAGCTCGCCCTCGCGGTCGCCCGGCCCGCCGGTGTACCCGTCACCCCGCCCGAAAATGGCGGCAACGTCGGCGCCGACGCCGCCGAACAGGGAGCGGATGGCATGATCAATCTTGCGCGGCGAATAGCCGAGAATGTTCCCCGCCTCGATCGCCACCCGCGTGGTGTATTCGTTGTACTGCTCTTCCTCCGGACGATCCAGTTCCCGGCGCGGCACAATGGGCGAGTTGAAATAAAAATCACGGTTGGCAAGTTGCTGCATGACCTCTTCCACCAGAGGAGGCAGGGCGCTGTCGGCCATCGTCCAGTCATCCAGTGTGCCGGAGAACCACGCCGTGACACGCTCCGGTTGCTCCAGGTACCAGGCATCCAGCAGGGCGACGGGCAGGCCCATGAAAAGGTTGTCCACGTCGAAAGCGCGAGGGATGCGGATTATCTCGTCGCCGATCATCACGAAATCGAAGCCCTTGCGGCTGGCCTCACTCATGTTGCGCCACCAGTCCTCATCCTTGTTGCGCCACCAGTTGGCGACGGCCATGCCGGTGAGCACCATACCCCGTTTAAACAGCCAGCCGACAGGATCCCGCTTGATGGCTTCCCAGTGCGAAACCTTGCCCTGGATGGCCGCATTGAAAAACGGGACGATGGAGTTCCACTCACGGGCGAGCGTCCCGGCCCGCGTGAAATCCGTCGTCACAGTCTTGGCGGCGTCGGCGAGGGCGAGGGCTACGCAGGGCGTCATGGGCTGCGAAGGATCCCAGCCCATGTTTTCCGCCACCATCTTCATTTCCGCCACACGGGCGGCGGCTTCGCCGAACTGGAAAACATGCAAGACCAGGTCGTATCCGTCTTTCCAGGTGTCGGCCTTGACCGGATTGAAGCTCATCTTGCCACCGCGCATGACGCGACGGGATGCGCGGGCGAGCGGCGCGGCATCCTGCGTCATGGATTGCGACATTTCCAGCCCGAGCCGGTCGAAGACATCCTTGTATTTCACGAAAATATTTTCCGCCCGCCAGTTCTTGCCGAACACGTGCCCCGTGCCGTTGACGGCGAGGTTGAGCATGGCGCCGATCCAGTTGCCCAGCACGACGGGATAATTGCGATGCGCCCGCGTATTAAGGAAGAGCGTGCGCAGGTCGCGAGTCGGGTTCGTGACGAGCGCGAAGGACGCATTGAGCGCGGTCGTGCCGAGGCGAGCCGCCTTGGCGTTGGCGCGAAGCAGGCCGCCCACAGGGTTTTGCAGGATACCCCAATGCGGTTGCGCGTCCATGCACTTCAGCGTCTCGTAAAGCCCACGCTCGATTTCGTACCAGCGGATTTTCCCGTCGCGCCACATGGGGATGTATCCATATTCCCCGTTCGGCGGGATGACCGCCGGCGCGAAGAAGCTCAGATGCTCGTCGCCGATTTCTTCCAGTGCGTCTTGCGCGGCGGGGTCGAGCTGGAGCGTTCCGCCGAGTTCTTCCAGCTTTTTGTTGATCAGCCGGATGCCCTCCCGGACGGTCGGCCCGAGCGTCGGGACCATGTCACGCGGCACTTCGTTGATCATGTGACCGAGCCCGGGGACGGACTCCGCAAGGTCGATGGCCTGTTCCAGCACGTGAAGCTGGTCGGCCCGGACGATGATGGCCTTCGCCTGGGCGATCATGGATTCGACGGGTGGCTTGATGTGCCGGCCGGAACCCTTCAATCGCTTCACGAGATCCTTTCCCCGCACGCCGCCGCGGTGGCCGGCATAACGCTGGTCGAGGGACTCGAACTCGCGGAACAGGGGGATATAGTTGCCGGGGTCTCGGTCCCGGATGGCTTCGACGGCTTTCTTGTAGGCGGGAGACGCCTGCGCGGCGTAGTTGAGCACGCCCGCGTTCCAGTCGTACACTTTCTGCGCGGCGGCGGCAAATTCCGGACTGTCGTAGTGATTCTGGATGTATTCGGCGTCCTCGATGTCCATGCCGGGGTCGCGTTCGCCTCGCGGGTCGTGCCAGAGTGCGAGGGCACGGCGCGCCCACAGGTACAGGATGAACTCTTCGGCACGGGCGGGCCCCACCATTGCGAAGGCGTCTTTCAGTGGACCGCCCACGACGTTGCCGTAAAAATCCAGCATTCCGTGATTCGCCATGTAGTCCGCCTTGGCGTCGCCGGTGAGGCGGCGCGTGGTCAATGTCAGCATGGGGTCGAGTTCCGCGTCAATCGCCTTGCCCTGTTTTTCGGCGGCTTCCCGGACAAAATCCCGCAGATAAACGGCGGCCTCGATCATCGCCTTTTCAAATTTCGTGCGAGTGTCGGTGAGCCGGGTTTCCTTGAGTTTTTGCAGGGCAGTCTTGCGCGGGGCGATCTGCTGCTGCGCCCGCTCGATGGCCCCTTGCCGGAACCACGTCGTTCCCATGCGCTGCGCGCGGGTGACTGCCCCGGCCATCGCCTTGTTCTCGGGTTTTGCCAAGACCTGCTCTTTCCAGAATTTGTCGAAGTGCGGAGCCTTTTCGGCGGCTTTTTCCGGGTCGGTGAGGTGCAGACGCATGTACTCGGCAAACCCCTCCGAAATGTATCCGCCATGCGGCTTCTTGCTCTTGTACAGGTCATACCCGAGTTGATACAGGTCTTTCAGTTCGGGCTTGTTCTGGTGGGTTTTGGCAATCTTCGCTTCCTGCTTTTCCAGTTCCTTCAGCTTGCGCTCTTCTTCCTTCGCCTCGCGCTCTGCCGTCTTCTTCGCCTCCGCCAGCTTCCGGCGGGTTTCAACGGCTTTGGCGACGGCCCGATAAAAGGCGCCAAAGTCCGGGGTGCCTTCTTTGGAGTGGAAGTCGTAGCCGAGCGCAGCCAGTTCATCGACCAGCACGTCAACCGTGCGCCCCCGGTTGCGACGCACAAGCAGCCTCGCGGCGCCCTTGCCAAAGGCGTCCGCGAAACCGTTGTATTCGCCGCCGGGATTTTTGAGCGATTTGGGAGAGGTAATGCCGCCGAGGCCTTCGATGGCATTGAGCAGGTCGGGCGTGCCATCGGCGGGCGTGCTGACGCTGATAGGAGCGCCAAGCGCCTTCGTTTCGCCCGTTGGCGTGTCAGGCCAGTGGCCGAAGCCGAAGAGGGCGTCATCCAGCGCATGGGCCAGTTCGTGCGCAGCAACCGTCACATCGTTGGCGGTGCGGATGCGGGCAATCTTGGTGCGGATGAAATAGACGCCGAGCGCCTTGTTGCGGAATTTTCCGATGCGCAGGAAGCGCCGGGTGCGATCAAAGGCAGAGTTGCCGCCCCACCGCCTGCCGCGGGAGCGGAGGGCCCCGACAATGTCGGCAAAGGCGGCAATCGTCTCGGGAGCGTTGACGCCGGCGCCGGGACGGACGGACGGCGGGCGCCCGTAGTTGATCGTCGCCTGGTTAGCGTGCTCCGGCTGGAGTGGAGCGCCTTGCACCTCTTTCCCGGCGGCATCCCCTTCCGCCGTGCCCTGCATGGCGGACTTGACGCGGGCGACCATTTCGCGCACCTTTGAGCCGAAACCCGCAGACAGTACGGTGTCTGGTTCCTCGCGATCCGGATTCTGGCTTTCGCCAGACGAGGCCGTATGCTCAACGCCGCTCGCGGCGGACTCTGTGGGTTTTTCCTTTTCCACGTCGATGGCTTCGACGGTGTAAATCCTGTTGCCGCCGTCCCCCGTGTGCTCCTTGACCGTGATTTTGACACCGAGGGGTTGCCCCTCATAGATCATGGCAGCGGCATAACGATGCACCGCAGCAAGCCCGGTGCCCTTCCGGTCCTCGTGACTTTCGCCCAATTCGGCGTTTTCAAACAGGCGGTCGATGTTGGCTACGGCATGAGCCTGCGCTTGCGGGCTGACGGATTTCTGCACCGCCTTCGCGCTCAACATCTTTTTCAGGTTTTGCCTCGTGACAACGGCCTCGCGCCCGTCCGACAGGTTTACAATGGGCGTCCCGATAATCGGCTCAACCGCCGCCTTGGCTTCCGCGAAATTCCTCGCCGTGCGCGGCATCGTCGCGGCTTCCACGGCCCCCCGGCTTTCCAGTTCGCGAGCGCCAGCCCGTCGTGAGGCGCGGGGACGCTGCGGACGGCCGGATCCTTCGGGCAGCGGGTCGAACGGGTTGCCGTCTTCCGGCTGCTGCAATGGCGGCGCCCCGTCCTCATCCTGCCAGTCCTCGCCGGCAGCAGACGCCTCGCCTTCGTAGTTACCCGCCTCATCATCACGGATGGCGCTGGCGCGTTCCCGTGTGGCAGATTCGGCGCGTGCGCTGGCTGTCAGCGTCGAATGCAGGTCAGCGGCCGTCTTGATGTCGAGGGCGGACTTGTAGCGGAAGATTCCGCCAATCTCCCGCCCTTCCATCGTGGTCACGGTCCAGGTCAGCCCGCGCCGGGCGATGGTCGCGCCCGTGCCGATCTGTTCGGTGCCGGCGGCAAATTCGTCCTCGATTTCCTGGCGGGCGGCTTCCGCCTCCGGGCTGTCGGGATTGCGTTTTTCCTGCTGGCTCCAGGCATCGACAATGAGTGCCTGCGCCGTCTCCTGGTCGGGAGCGTTGAGGATGGCGTTGACCGTCTCCCGGTCGAATCCCGACGCCTGCAACACCCTGGCGTCTTGCAGATAACCGATGTCCCGCGCCGTGGCGACGCCGGTTCCGATGAGCGACATGGGAAGCAGCGCCCAGAACGTGGCAAAACGTTCCTTGCCGTAGGAGGGAAGTTCCTTGTTCCAGTCCACCTCCGGGATGCTCCCGGAGAGCTTTGCGCCGATGTGCTGGACAAGCAGCGGCGTGATGTCCTGGAGAGCTTCCTGCAAATTCTGGTTCACCGCGTTCAGTCCGAACGCAGTAACGGAGCGCAAGGCGACGCGCTTGAGAGTGTCGGCGGGCAGATCAAGAAGCCTGTCCATGCCGGGTATCTTACCGATGATGGCGCGATCCTGGATAAACTCGATGGCGGCCTCCGGAATGGCGGTGATGAAGCCCATTTTTTGCGCGTCTTCCGGGGACACGCCGCGCTCCCGGAATTCCTCGATCCGCATCCCGGCCGTGGACGAAAAGAGCAGCGGAAGCCCGGCGACCGGAACAAGCCCTTGAGCCATGTAGCCGCCTTGCCGGAGGGCCGGGTAAAAAATCTTTTCCGTGAAGAAGTTGGCTCCCTGCACGGGATCAATCACGCCTTCGCCCAGCTTGCGCAACTCGTCGCGGACCTTGGCGACCTGCTCTTCATGTGCGACTTCGCGGCGCAGTTCCTTCGTCTCTTCCGCATTGAGCGGACGCAAGCCAGGAGTACCTTTGCCGCCGGCAACGTCCGCCACGAAGTCAACGATGCCCCGCGCCGCCATCGTGGAGCGCATCACGTAATCCGCCATGCTTTCGCCCTGGCGGCGTCCCTTGTCGGTCAGGATCCGGATTTCGCCTGCCTGTGCCGCCGCGCCGAGATTCCGGAGGGCGATGCGGCGGGGATTGTCGGAGAGGAAGACGCCATGCCAGCGGGCAACGTCGGCGAACCCGCGCCAGATGCTTTCTCCGGTCTGCTGAGCCAAGCCGGACACTTTCCCTAACAGACCATCGCCGCCCTTGTTCTTGCCGCGGGCGGCAATGCCGGTGGCCTAGTCGAGTTGTGCCACGGCCTGGTAAAAAAGCGGGCGATCTTCCTCCGGCATTTCGGCGAGACGTTCGATCCAGAAGCCGAGGGCGCTTTCGCTGTCGGGGCGGGTTGCGGCTCCGGTGTCAGTGGCGAGGGCTTGCAGGACATTCCTGATGCCTGTTGCCATCGGCCCGAACTTTTCGAGTTTTTCGCGGGTCTGGTCGAAGACGGCGCGAAGGGCCATCAGGTGGTTGTCGTGGCGGCGGGGCGAACTCTTGAGCCCGCCCGCGGCGGCGAGCGCGGCGGCAAAATCGGGCTCGCCGGCAAGAGCGGCGGTATTGATCTTTTGAGCGAGGGCGGACGCGGCCTCGATTTCCGATTTGCGGGTTTTCATTTCCTCACCGATGGCGCCGAAAAGCTCCCGGTCGGTGATCTTCGGGTTGTCGATGCCGAGCGCGGATTTTGCGAACTGGCGACGGATGGCAGGCCAGTTGCGGCGGGTGGTTTCCTTGTCGGCGTCGGGGTACTGCTGGCCGAACCATGCCAGGTTGACCATGCGAGCCTTGATTTCCGCCGGGTCGCTGACACGGGCGAGCATGTCGCCGATACGCGCGGCAGACTCGGCGGGAAGGTGCGTTTCCGCCGTATCCAGATTCTCATAGACGGCGCTCCATTTTTCTTCGCGACGGATGCGCTGCGCGGCCTGTTCCGCGCTCTCGGCTTCGGGCTCGATGGCGGGGGTGCTCACGGCGGCATGCAGGTCATGCAGCCGTTGCGCGTAGGTCGTGGCGTCCTCCGGAGTCCGGAAAATGCCCAGGTGCCGCCCCGTCTTGCGGTACGTCTCCGCAGCTTCCTCGTCGGACATGATACGGCCGTCGTCGCTTACGGTCGGGATAAGCACCTCCCCCTCATCCGTGCCAATCGAGATGCTGCGCACGGTGCTGATCGAACCGTCTTCGTTGCGAACCACGGGCCGGTCATCGAGATCGATATTGCCGGCGGTGAGCGGCGTTACGGGAAGCTCGAAGCGGATGGGAGGGAGTGTGCCGGACGCGGAGGAGGCCCCGGATGCGGTGTCAGTTTCGGTGCTGGTCATTGGAACGCCTTTTCAAAGTCGTCGCTTCCGGCGGCGGCATAATCGTTGTCGTTAAACTGGATGACGAAATCCGCATATTCCCTGTGCGAAAGATTCGGGTTGGCGCGGATGAAGGCGGTGAGAGCCGTCCGGATTTCGGCGGCCCTGGCCTGTGCCTTGGCGAGCGCGTTCGCGTCGGTTTCAAATACAGGCTGACCAAGCACGTCATAGACCGGCGCATCCCGCTCGACCTCCCTCGCCGATTTGCCGCTCCCAACGGTCTCTTTTACTCTTCTGGTTTTGAGGACGGTCTTGAATTTTCCATACACGCCTTCGCGGAAATTCATTTCGACCATCTGGAACGCCTCTTTCCCCGCCGGGCTGTTGAGCGGCGAGCCGGGATTGATCTTGTCATCGAACATCTTTTTCGCGTCGGCGTGCAGGTCGGTGGCAGCGGCGAGTCCGCCAATCATCGCAAGAATTTTCCCGCGCTCCCCCGGCTTGGCTGTCGCAGGATCATAAGCCGCAATACGGGACACGGTTTCGTTGTAGTCGGGAAGAAATGCCGCCGGGTTTTTTGATTTGGACAGGATATAGTCACGGGAGAGCTTCACGCGGTCCGTCTTGTCGATGACGCCACGGGCGGCGGCGGCTTCCAGTTCATCGTCGGGAATCGCCTCGCCTCTCAGGAGACGGGCATTGAAATCATCCAGCGCCGCCGCCTGCTGCTTGTGCATTTCGGCTTCGGCGTAGTTGGTTGCAGTGCGGCGCTTCTCATCTTTCAGCGCCGGCCACGCGCCGGACTTCAACGCTTCATGCGCGGCAAACGGGTCCGCCTCGATCGCACTGTTGACCGAACGCTGTTCAAACATTTCCGGCATGGCCATCCTGACCTTTTCGTAGTTTGCATCGGAAATCACCCCGTTGCGGCGTTTCGATTCGAGGGCAGAAAGCCAGCCTTCGGTGTCGCCTGTATCAAGACAATATGACATTTCATTATCCAGTTTGTCGCTGACATTCTGGACTCTCCGAGCTGTCGCATATTTTTTAGTTTCGGCGGACGTACTTTGCCGCATGTCCGCAACCATCGTATCGAATTGCTCACGGAAAAGCGTCCCCGCGCCTTCGCGCTCGACCTGCTTCACGACACCCTCGAACCGCTTGTTCCACTCCCCTTCCCATTTCTCCGGGCTGGCGGACATGTCTTTCCAGGTGTTCGTGAAATCATCGTACTCCTGTTTGATCCGGCGGCGCGTGTCGGCAAGCAGAGCGTCGTTTTCCGCCCGCTGCAACTTGAGCGCGAAATCCCCGACGACGTCGCCGGCCTGCGAGACGGCGCCGCCGACGCAGGCAAGCGCCTGATGCTCGGCGTCGAACATGCCGGGGTTGGCGCGGACAGTACTCTCCGGCGTGCGTTGCGGTTGGTAATATTCGAGGGGGACGCGTGGCATGGTGTATCAGGTTCTTGCTACAGATCAGATGGCGGCGCGCACAGCGTGGATTGTCTGCTTGGCCGCGGACGTCATGGTGTCGGTGAGCCTGGCAAACAGCGTAGCGTCCAGTTCGTCCTTTTTCTCGCCGCTGGAGTCGTCGTAGACGGCATCCACGGCAGACACGACTTGCTTAAGTGCGACGGCCTTGGCAGTGTCGCGCTGTTCCTTCCAGACGAGGTATCCAACGTAGCCGGCAACCATGGCCAGCACGCCACCGCACGCCCACCAGAACCACCAAGCGGCGATGACGCGAGCGAGCGAGAACAGAGCGGAGGCCAGCCCGGTCCACATGGCAGCCGACCTTATGCCAGCCACTATACCAACGCCCGAAGCGATGGCAGCCTTGGCCTTGAGAAAAGCAAAGAGGAGACAAAGTATCGCAGCACCATAGAGCCCGAGGCTCACACAGAACTGCACGCGCCGCATGATGCCGGATCGTAACTCCTCCATCTCACGGGCGTGGTCATCTCGCTCTTTCTCCAGGGCCTTTCGGGCCTCGTCTCGTTCTTTATCGGCTGTGACGACACGAGCCAGCATCACGTTTCGGTCGTGCGCGGTAAGTGCATTGGCCGTCTGCTCATTACCCGCGAACACGGCATCGCTAATTGCCTTGGCTTCTACGATATGGGTAGGCTGCGGGGTATCCGGCAGGCCAGCGCGGGCTACCGAAAGGTTGAGCAGCGCAGCCGTAGTCGCCCGCTCGCTGATCTCCCGGCGCAGATCCTGCGCGGCCTGATCGACCGAAGCGGTAATGCGCGACATGGCATCCGACTCGCTCGGAGCGTGCGAGAGGATCGGTGAGGTTCGGGACTTGGTGCCGCATCCCGCGAACAACACCACGATCGTGATGGTCGCAATGGGTATAAGCAGTGTTTTCATATGCGTCGGTTATGTTCTTGTTTCTAAGGCAAATTTTATTTTTGCATTATTCTGTTATCCTCATACTTGCTGTGCCAATGACACTGGGAATTCTTAAAAAACTGTTTACTATTATCGTTGTATCATTGATCTCAATACACGCATCTTACGCTGACATTGTTGCATGGGGGGACTCTCTCACCCAGGGCGCCGGTAAACAAAAAGTGTGGACTACCTGGTTCGAGGAAATGAGCGGAATCCCCGTAATCAACAAGGGAATCGGTGGTCAGAACTCCACTAAAATCAAAACCCGTATGCTTGCCGCCACCGATCTGCACGGCGAGTTCACCGTTATTTGGGCCGGTCGAAACAATTACGGCAATACCGAGGCGGTTCTTGCCGACATCGCTGACATGGTTTCTGCTTTGGGTCACACCAACTATCTTGTACTTGGCATCATTAACGGTTTGGGGGAAGAATCCACCAACAAACAGGGCGCTGCCAAGCTCAACAAAATCAAGAGGCTGAATGCTGAGCTTGCCGCTATCTACGGCATACGTTTTTTGGATATACGGACTCATTTGGTTAATCTTTACAATCCCTCAAACCCCGATGATGCCTCCAACTTTGCGAACGACATTCCGCCTTCGTCGCTCAGGTACGATTTTTTGCACCTCAACAGTGCCGGACATGAAGCCGTGGCAAAATTCATCTATACTTCGTATTTGAATCTGAATAAAAGTTCTCACTGATCAAAATTCCCAAATCATTTGCCCCGCTTGAGCGCCCCGTACCAGGTACGCCTCTGCGATGCATGTGCCGGTAAAAGCCGCAGCCACGGTGCTCACAGGTGTGACATAGATTTCAGCCCGGCCTGTCCCGCTGTTATTTGTGACCGTGACAGAAAGGTCGATATTCGCACCATCACCGGCAGCGTTACGGAAAAGCAGGATGGGGTTTGAAAAAACAGAACCTAGCGCCCGTTGAGACGTCGCCCCATTGGACAGGCTAACATACACCTCTTGCCCCACGCTTGAAGATGTGCCAATGCGATTGAGATAAATCGTAAGCCTGACAACGACCTCCGGATTGCCGTTGATAATTCCCAAGTCATACAGCTTGAACGGGGTGCCGTCATTAGTATTAGGGATACGCTTATCCGTCAAGGTCGCACGGGAACGAACTGAATTATTCGGATAATAAGGATCAAATCTAACTGCCCGTACCGTGCCGTTAAAATCCTGGTTACCAGTGAACAGGGTACCCGGCACCCATCCAGCGACAGACCTGACATCGTAATTCCTGTACGGCGCCCAAGCATTGTAGGGGGTATTTAGAAGCTGATAATTGCTGCTGCCACCGATGATATTGAAAATGTAATCAGCAATGATGCGGGTGCCTCGCTCAGTCGGATGCACACGGTCTGCCATGATCAGGCCGTTGGCGTAGGCATCACTGTTGGTGCCGAGCATCCAGGCGGTATCCACGAAAGCACAGTCGTACTGATCGGCCAGCTCCAGCATGGCCTCGCGATACAAGGCGAGGTTGCCCGCGTTGGTCGTCGGCAGGGTCGGAAAAAACAACAGAATCGCGCAGTCAGACCCGGCGCGGAAACTCGTAAGCAGCTTTTCCAGATCAGCCTTGAACTCAGCCCTGGTACGGCTGTTTCGGTCGTTCATGCCGCCATTGATAATCACCAAGTCCAGCGCCAGTTCGGATGCAAGATACTGGAGCGAAGCCGCATTAAGCGAGGCCCATTGACGGAGAGTCGTTCCCCCCTGCGCCCAGTAATGGACCTGCGCACCGCCGCCCGGGCAGTTGCGCCTGTAGTTGACGCCGAGATACCGGACAGGCCCGTTTTGCGAATCTAGCGCGACGTTGGTGCCGAGCCATCCGCTGGACTTGCCGAAGCCCACGATGGTCTGCTTGCCGATTTCGGCAGGGTCTGCCTGGTGGCTGATTCCGTTCGTGATCGGACCGCCCGGGTAGGCATACATGCGCGAGGAGGTCGCGCCTGTCGGAGTCTTAAGAAAGTAGATGTCAGCCTCGTCGGTCTCGCGGTTGATCACCCCCTGCTGCCCGGCATTGAATGTGATGCTGCCGCCGGCGGCCGCCTTGTAGAGCGACCGGATATTGAGGCCCATCCTCCGGTCATCATCGGTCGCAGGATCAACCGTCTGTGCGGAGAATCCGGAATAGTTCATCCCATTGTTACCAAACTCCCACTCGATAGTCGGAGGCTGGAAGCCGATGCCGCCGTCACCCAGGGCATCCTGTACCATGTAGCGGAACGGCTTGATGTAATTGAATCCACCCGAACCGGCGGTGAGGCTGTCGATTCCGCAGAGGATCGACACCGTCTGGCCGGCGCGAATCTTCGCGTCACGGCGGGCTAACCACCGCGACAGCGCGGAAGGGCGGTATACCTTGACCGGCTCGGCGGACACGCCCGAACCACCGATTTGAACCTTGCCCGATACGGTAGGCGTAGCATCGGGGATTGTGATAAGCGCACCGGGGATGCGTCCCCATTCTCCACCACCCATCCATACGGCAACATCACCGATCGCCCAGGCTATTCCCTGTGAACTGCCAGCCTGCGTAATGTAATAAAAGTCCCCCGCCTTCCCGGCTGCGGCAGGCACCGCACTACCCGTCCTGTTGCCCATGTAACGCAGCCCCGACAGGGTGATGGATGCGAGACGATCCACTTCTTCCGACAAGCCAGAAATGTCACCCCCCATCTTTTGTAGAGATGCCCTTTCCTCTTGCGCGATGCAGATAGCGCGATCAAGGGCGAGTTCCGTCACCTTGGCGGGGAAGTCCGTCTGGTAGTCGTAAGTCTGGCCCTGGATGCGCGGCGTGTCGCGCACGATCCGGACGGCGACGCCGGCGCCGGGCGCGACCGCAAACGTGATCGTCCCGCCGGCGTTCTGGCGCAAGCCCTGCACGGTGTAGTTGCCGGACTGCGACAGCAGCACGCCGCCGCGATAGACTTGCAAGGCGGCAGCCTCGATGGCGTAAAACGGAAATGCGAACACGGTGACATTGCCCGTGCCGAGATGAGTGACTTCGACCTGTTGTGATGTGATCATAAATTATCCCCCCGACGAATTGAGCCGGTAGCTGGCGCCAACGCCCGCCGCCTGGCTGATGCCGCCGAGCAGCGACGACCCCGCGCCGAGCAATCCGGCCCGACGGGCGGATTTTCCTTGCATCCGGTCCAGCACGGCCTGCTGCCGGTAGCGGCCGGCCTCGATGTTGCCCGTGCGCTCGACGTCCATCGCCGCCATCTCGCCCTGCACGGCCTGATCCGCCTGCACCAGCAGCGGCGTCCCCGTCGTACCGACGACGCCGGATTTTGCGAGCATGGCGCGCTGGCGGGCCATCAGCCGGGCGTTCTGCTCCCGCTGCACATTCGCCTGAATGCGGGCGTCGCGCTCCCGTGTCGCGGCCTCCTGCCCGGCGAGCGTGGCGTTGTATTTGTTGAGGGCTTCCTGTGATTTGCCCTGCTGGTCGGACGAATACGCGGCAACGCCGGCACCCGCCACGGCGGCGGCACCAGCGATATAGGGCATGGCAGCGGCTATTGCGGGAATCGCTGGCATTACACAATCCTCCAGTATTCGGTTGCAGGATGCCCAGCAATGTAGCCGTGGCGCGTGAGGGCCCGCCCGATGCCGGACTTGTCCGTCATGACGATGATCGAGTGCCGTCCCTGCGACCGGGCGACTTCGTCGGCAGCGCCCAGCAGGACGCGCAGGTGCGAGGCCGTTTCGCGGGCATGGATGGCCGGGTTTTTGAGAAACCACCCGAGCCATGCCACCCCGCAAGAGTTGTCCTGATAGAGCCACGCGACCAGCACGGGAATGCCGTCGCGCTCGACCACGAGGCCGCAGGCCGGAAGCTGCACGCGAGGCACGCGGGGCACGCCGTGCGCATCCCACCACGCACAGAAAACCGCGTAGTCCTCATCCGTCCATGTGCGAACGCGGTTGCCGGCGGGGACCGGCGATTGCGGCGGTGTTTCATGAGGAGGAGGAAAACATGAGCCCCCTTGTGCCGGGATCTCCCCAGCCACCATGCCGCCGCAAAGGTCTGTGCCGGCGTCAGTCACCCAACACCTCCCATTTCACGGCGATGCCGAGCAAGGTAAAAGGCAGCGGCTGATCCTGTTCGATGATGATACTCCCGTCCGCATCGTGCCCGAGCGGCCAGGCGACGACCTTTTCCCCGGTAATCGGCTCCGGGGTCATGTCCATCGGCGAATCCGTCTTCCGGAAATGCACGCATTCCAGCTTCTGCCCCTCGCGACCGTACTTCGCGCCTGAGGTGCGGAAGAAGCGGAGCACGCATTCCGACACCCGGCGCTTGCGGCTCTGGCTCGAACCCGAGGCAAGCTGCAGGTCGATGCGCATCGAGTGCAGCCGGCCGGCGTAAGGCAGGCCAACGACAATCCGTCCGCAGTGGGGGACAGGTCTCGGCAGCGTGATCGTGCCGCCGGCATTGACCGTCAGGCCCGCGAAAATGCGGCCGTCGATAACGGCGGTTACTGTTGCCCCGACAAGGGGGAGCAAGGCGGCATTTGTGACCGTTTCCAGTGTCGCGTCCCCACCGTCGAAGACAACGGACGAATCCAGTCAGGTGCCCTCGAAAATGTCATCGGACTCCGGCGCCAGTCGTTCGATCTGGCGAACGTCAACCCCGTTGATCCTGCGCCGCACAACCGTCCATACCTCATCCAGCGGAGCGCCCTGCGCAGCGGCAACGGACTCGAACGCGCCTTGCGTCGTCCATCGCGCCCAGGCCGTCACGTCGTGATCCCGCTCGTAGGTGAGCACGGCAAGGCTGCCGTCGTTGCACACGCAAAAAACCTGTGAATCCGGCTGCCGGGCAAACGCCACCTGCCGCACTCCGGATTCTGTCATATGCGGCGCGAGCAGGGTCATGTCCTGGCTGACATCCCCGTCTTCTTCCATCAGGTAGGAGAGTTCGCGCACGCGCTTGGCCTGCCTGTCCACGTAGAGAATGACGCGACCGACAACCACGGGCTGGACATGCGCCGCGCCCCACGCCGATCCGGACTGGATGACCACGTTCGAGGCGGTCAGCGGTTCTTCATTCATGCCCGACGACACCGAAAACTCCCGCCCCGTCGTCGCCGCCCGGATGTCTTTTAGCGACTCCATCCACTGGACGGCGTTCTGTTCGGTCGCCGCGAAGGTGTAAACAAGGCCCCGGTCGTCATCCGTCCCGGTCTCGAAGTTTTCGAAATCGTCCACGACGGAACCCCACAGGGTGTTAGGCTTTTCCCGCGTGCCAGCGAAATACAGGCGCTGCTCATAAAGGCCGATGGCCCGAGGAAAGCCCCGCTCCGCGGACCATGCGCCTTCGCTCCACACGTCGGTTGCCGTCGTGCTCGCGGCAGGAACGAGGATTTCGACCTGCGCATGAGTCGTGTCGGTTACGGTCGTCACGCGCACCAGGGATTTTTTGTAGGCCTCCTCGATGTCGAGCGTTGCCTGGGCGTAGGCGTAGGAACCCGGTTTTGTGCCCTTCCACACCTCCGCGCTGAAAGGGTCGCCGGCAGCCTCGTAGCGGAGGCGGAAGGTCGATTCCTCTTCCTCCCGGCCAGAGGCGTTCGAGGGTGCCTGCCGGTCAGAGTTGGAGATGTATTTGCGGACGGTCTCCCAGGTCAGTCCGTCGCTTTTCAGGCGTTCGACAATCACGGTCCCGTACCAGTAACCCGACGTGGAAATGGTCCAGTTGCCGGAAAACGTAATCGGGGCACTGACAAAGCTGTCACCCCCGCTCGTGTCGTTGGCTGTCGCCCGGACCTCAACGTTCGGATCCGGACTGACTGTGTATTCCGTGAACTCCCACGCCGTGGAATCCTGCCACGAACCGCCGTTTACGCGCTTTTCATAGGTGAACGAGCCGACACCCGACCCGAGCTTGAGCGAGATGGATTGCGCGTTGCGGATGTGGCGCATTTCCCAATACGAACCGACATGGCCGGGACGGAAGAGGGGGGCGCTGGCCGTCATGGTGACGCCCGTGCCCGTTGTGTTGGCGAGAGCCAGCGTGGTGTCCGTCGTGTTCTCGTCACGCAGGGCCGGGTAGCCCCAAGCAACCGGCGCCAGCGTCCAGTTGTCGGCCGCGTAGCGGGAGAGCTTGTGAACCGGGTAGTCGGGATGCACCAGGTAAACGACATCGTTGATTTGCCGATACTGGATGGAATGGACTGCCTCCGCGGCGTAGGGGGAAACGAGGGTCGCCATCACCGCGCCCGTTTCCACGTCGAACACGCGCAGCGAAAAGTTACTCCATTCCAGCATGTGGCGATCCGTCACCGAATAGACGAACGCCATCAGCCGGGCCGGCTTGTCCTGGTGGAGAGTGCGGACGACAAGGGGAAAGCCGGGACGGAAGCGAACGCCACCATAGGGCATGACGCGCATGTTTTCCAGCTTCTGGCAGGCATTGTGATACTTCGCCATGTCCGAACGCGCATCCAGTTTCGGCGTCCACTCACCGGCGGTAAAGTTGTTGAGAGGTTTCCAGGACATGGTTTAAGTCAGGGTGTTTTACGGACGGAGGCGGGGTCCGGGACAACGACGGGGATCGAACGATTTTCCCACCGGAGTTGATACGCCCACCGCTCCTGATCCTGCACGGACCATGTGCCGCTGCTTACAGTCTGCACCTCCCGGCGCAGGGAACTGATTTCGTCGCGGATGTCGCGGAGCAGGTTAGCCGCTCGCCATCCGGTGACGACGAGAGTGACGGCGCAGGTAATGGCTGCGCCGAGTGTGAGGGTGAGGCGGGTGTTTTGAGAGATGCTCACTGGCGGGAAGATTGCGAGGCGGTGTTGCGACGTTGTACGCGGGCGGCGTCCTCCGAAATGCTCACCAGCACAACCCGGTTATGCACGCCGGGAGGCAGCGTCCCCGTCCCGACAATCTCGATCTTTTGCTGCCCGATGGCAGCGGTGACAATGAGTGCGAATAAAAAAAGGTGTTTCATCGGCGATGTGCGAGCCAGGCAGATTGCGTTCCGGAGAGTTGGCCGGGAGCGCGTCCCCAAGCATCCCGGCTGTTGATGTTCCAGGCGCGTTTCAGTTGCTCGCCGTATTCGGCAAGCAACGACTCCGACAGGATGCGGCTTTGCTGAAATGCCCACGCGAGTTTTGATGCCAGTTTCAGGACAATCGCGCTTTCCAAAACAGGGTCGATGCGTTCCATCGTCGGGGCCGTCGCAGGATCCTGCGCGGGCGCCTGCAACAGGTCGCGCACGTAAACGATCCTCGCTTCGTCCACGTTGGACAGCAGCACGGGCCCAGCCACGGAAAACAGTGGGCAATCGCTGGCCGGGTCGGAGACATCCGCCTCATTCAGCGAAATCGTCCGGATGAAATCCGCCGGCAACAGGAATTGCCGTTCCCACCCGAAGGCGGGCTTTTGCGCGAGAGGCGCGAGCACGGCGCGATGCGTGGCGCAATGCCACTGCCCGTCGCGCAGCACTTCGCGCACGGTCGGCGCGTAGGCGATCAGGCAGCGGCGGGAGGCTTCCGTGTCGTCATCGAGACTCGTGACGACATTTTCGCCGACTCTCACCAGCGCCTGATTGCAGATTTCGACATCCGTTGCCATCGGTCGGAATGAAGCGGGGGAAAGGGGAACCGGCCGGGCGAAGGTCATCCGCCCGGCCGGGTTAATCAGACAGCGAGGAAGGCGATGTAAATCGTCCAGTCCGTGGCGAGCGTCGCGGCGACAGTGACCGTCGCAACGATGTCCTCATTGCCGGGCGGCACGTCCACGTCCGGCTTGTTGCCGAACGAAGACAGGTAGGCGCGGGCGGCGTCGCCGGCGGCAGCGGCGTAACGGTCAGCAACGGCGGCGTCGCCGATGTTGGCGCGGGCCGTCGCGTTACCGTTGATCGTGACCGACATCGCCGGCAGCACGCGGACCTGGGCAGGCAGGCGGACAAGGTTGATCTTGTCGCCCACTGCCAGCACGGTGCCGGCAGGAATCACGACCGAGGCGAGCCGGAGCTTGCCCTGCGTGAGAACGCTGTTTTTCCAGCCGCTGACAGGGCCGGTTTGCGAGGCGAAGAGAGGCGTTTTGATAGTAGCCATGATGTTGATACTCCTTGGAATTTCGGGTTATCGGTTTTGGTGGCTGGTGGTTATTCGGCGCAGTAGCCGACAGAAACCCAGTCTTCGCGGACGCGGGTTGCGCCGGTGTCGATGGTGGTCTTGATGCCGGTCGAGCCCCACTTGTTATCCATCTCCCACGCTTTCGTCTTGATTCCGCCGTTCTTCTGGTTGGCGAAAGCAATGGCCTGATCCACATAGGCGAAACAGGAGCGGACGCCGTTCGCAACCGGGAGCTGGCTGGACTTGATCCAGTGCATGCCGAGGAAGTAGCTGATGCGGCCTTCCTGGAGGGCTTTGATCTCCGCGTAATCGGTCGACTTGACCTCCTGCACGTTGAGCAGAAGCTGATCGAGCATGCCTTGCGAATACACGAAGTATTTCTGCGAGGCGTCGGCAACGTCGTCCTGGGAAATCAGTGACTTGATCTTGATGAGTTTGGCGAGGGTCAGTCCGGTGTTGGTTCCGGGAGCCTCGAAATCCACGGCAACCTTGCGGTCGGCGCCAAGTTCAACGGCGTCGCCCATGCTTTCCTCATCAAATCGTTCGTAGGAGGTGCCGAGCGCGGCATCAATGATGATGGCGTTTTTGGTCTTGTTGACCGCGTGCGCCTGGGAAATGGCGGTCGGTCCGTTGGGTTCGATGGCGGCGCGGGCGCGGTCGAAATCATCGTAAATGGCGGCGTCGCCATAGGGGAAGCAGCGCAGGGCGCGTTGCCCGAACTTCGATTCGGCGAAAGTGATGTCGCCGTTTCGGTCGGTGATGCGGCGCATGGTGCGGTCGCCAATCTGGTTGAGCCACTGCACCTTTCCGACGTTGCTTTCGATGCGGATGCCCTTGCCCTCGAAGGCGTACTTCTGGATGGCGGCAAGGTGTTGCACACTGCTGTTGTATTGCTCGATGTGCGCGAGCGGGAAAATATCGGCCATTGTAGTGAAAATTAAAATACGGTTTTCGTTTCCACGGGGTCCGGCTGGTATCGGGAAGTCCGGCAGCCTCCTCACGTGATCCGCCGGTTGCAGGGCTCGCTATGCGAGGTATCCCAATCGCTTCAGATAGGCGGACTGAATATCAGGTTTTTTGGCCTGTCAAAAGAAAAAACGCGCCCCGGCGTCAACCGGAGCGCGTTCCTCTGTCACCCCATGCAAACCCCGTGGCACAACGCCACGGAAAGCCGTCATGTCTGCGGATGCGCCCGCTCGTAGAGACTGCGCACATACGCTACCCGCGCTTCGTGTTGCGGGTGGCTGCGGTCGTAGTACGGATCCTTCGGGTCGCCCTCGATCTTCGCAATTTCCGCCTTCGGGTCTCCGTTGAACTGGCCGCTGACACCACGGGCGCCGGCCGCACCGTCACCGCCGCCGGCTTCCGAGATCATCGCACCGACCTTCGCCATCACGCGGACGAAGCCGGGATGATTCGCAAGAACCGGATCAGTGAACAGCGCATCCCCGCCCACGGTAACGGCGGCGTGCTTCGCGGCCTGCAAGTTCTTGTCGTAGTTCGCGCCCCATTCGGCTTTCAGCGCCTTCTGGTCGGCATCGAGTTTCGCGGCCTGCTGCTGCTCAATCGCCTGGACGGAGGTTTGTGTGTCGCCGAGCTGCCAGGCAATCAGGCCGGCAACCTGCTTCTGCGTCAGCCCCATCTTGTGCGCTTCCGTGGCGAATGCCTTGGCGCGGTCGTCGCTCCAGATTGTATCGGGAATGCCATCCGGGCGCTTGATTTCGTAACCCTCCGGCTTTTCCGGACGCCCGACCTTGGAATAAAAGGCGTTCCACTCTTCCGGGGTAGCGTTCTCGTTCGGGACGGCGACGCGATCCCGCCCAAGCAGGACCTCCAGGTTCTTGTGCGCGCCGACCAGCGATGAAATCGAGGTATATTTGGATTCCCATGCCTCATTGCCGCCCCAGGCCTTTGACCAGCCTTTTTGCAGTTCGCCCTTGTCGTTCACGAAGACGCGCAGGTCAGAGGAAAGCGCGGCCTGCTGCTGGCCGTCTCCCCCTCCCCCTCCCCCTCCCCCGCCGCCGGCACCATCGCCGGAGCCGCCCCCGCCGCCCCCTTCGCCGCCATCGGCATGAAGACGGACCGGCATGAGCCAGTGAATGAATCGCAAGAATTTGGGAATGAATTTGTTGTGCATGATATCCTAAGTTTTGAAAAATTTGGATGAGATTTGGATGCCGGTTAGCCCTTGCGGCCAGCCAGCCACTCGACAAATGCGGGCGTCCTTTCGCCGAATTGCGGATCGAGGTCCGGACCGTCCGGGTATTTCGGATGCTTGTGCGGGGCGAACGGCGTCCCGCCAGTGGCGTGCGAGGCGCGCACGGTCACGGAAGGTCTGGCTCCCGCCGCCGGAGCGACGGGAGCGATATTCGCCGGAGGGCTGGCCGGCTGCTGCACCGGAGCGGATGCCGGTGGCGCTTGAATGCCCGGCTCGACGGCCGGGTTCGCGGTAGTGCCCGCTACCGGAAGGGGGAATACGGCCGTCCTGTCGGTTTCGCCGGGAGCGGCGCGGTCAATGCCCGCAATCATGCTGGCCGCAACTTCGATATTTTGCGATGCGAGCCAGCGCACGATGACCGCCCGGTATCGCACCATGTCGGCGTCAACCGCGACGACCTTCGTTTCTGTGTCGTAGTTGGCGACGGCAACGCCATCGCGCAGGATTTGCAGCAGGCTGCCGCCCTTGTCGGCGAGGCTGTAGGCAGCCTTTGCCGGCGTGGCCGGCGTAGTTGTGGATTCGTTACTCATGGTGTTTTGTGGTTGTGGTTATTCCAGCGTGGAAAGTCTCGATCTGATGGCCGCAAGGATGTGTCGAATCGGCTCTTTCATCCCCTCCTTGTGGGCGACCTCCGCGGCATCACGTCCGGGCAGGTAGGAAGGGTTTTCGATGCCGTCCTCCGTAAAACCGTACTTCGCCAGCAGGTCAGCCAGGACCAGCTTGCCGTGATCGCTGGCGAACATGCGACAGTAGGCGTTACGCATCTTCTCCGCGTGTTCGCGGGCAGCCTGCTCCCTCTGGTAATTGGCGGATTCGCTGATCGTCATGACGCACCCCCAATCGCGTCAGTGGCGGCCCGCTGCGCGTCCGGCCCAAGTTTCTGGACGGCGCCAGCGGCCTGATTGGCAGCGCCGGCCATCTGCGCAAGCTGCGCGGCCCGTTGTGCCTGCTGCTGTTCCTGCTGGATGGCGGCAAGTTCGTCCTCATCGCGGATGATTTCGGCGGGAACGCCGGCGTTGCGGGCTACCATGATCCCCGCCTTCGGCCACTTGATGACATGCGCGGCGAGCGGATCGAATTGCGCCATCGCCCCGAGCATCTGCGCGGTCTGCGCGAGCGCCCCGGTCTGCGCCTGGCGGATGGCGAGCGCGATCCGGGAAACGTAGTCGATCTGGTAACTGAGTTCGCCCAGGTTCACGTCTTCCGGGACCGGTTCGAAAACCTCGCGCCTCAGCAGCACGTTGAATACCCGCGTGAGTGCGGGCGTCAGCAATTCCCGCGTGATGCGAGCGAACATCGGGGAGAAGAGCAGCAGCTTTTCCTGCGTCATTTCCGCCACCTGGAAGGCAGTCATCTTCTGTTCCAGCACTTCCGGGCGGTTGAGCATCTGGAACATGTCGTTGAACCACGCCTGCCGGATGATTTGCCGGGAATCGGCAATGGCCGGGTCGATGAAATCCAGCCGCGCCGTGTCGCGGAGGCGCTCTGGCTTGTTTTTACTATCCGACGTATCCCAATAGATGATGCCGCCCGGCCTGTTATCCGGCCGCCATGATCCGTCGTTGGGTCCAAGCCACTGCGGATTTGACTGCTGTTCCAGCGCCAAGAGGAAACTGCGACGCATGGCGTTCACCATCCGGACTTCCGGCATCACCTCGTCAGCCGGCCCCGTGCCGTAAATCATGTTGTCCTCACGGAGCAGCCGGGCCACGGCAACCGGCATCTCGTAAAACCCGCCGTTCTCGATGATGTGACGGCTGGCAACGTCGATATAGACCGACGCCACCGGGCGTTTGTCAGGAATGGCCGGGCCACTGACAAACTCGCCCGTCCGGCGCGGATAAATCGCCTGTACGATCTCGAATTGCCTCGTTTGCGCCGCCGGATCCTTCGACGCCAGCGCCTCCCGCATTTCCTTCGACAGCCGTTCCTCGCCCCATTTCTGCGCACACTGGCGGGCCGACCAGAAGAACGTGCGAAACACCGTGTCAACCCGCTGCTCGGCGTCTTCCTCGATCGTGAATGTGCCGACCGGCACCTGTACGAAGTTCAGCAGTTCGCCGCGCTCGGCGCCCTGGAACGCAAGGCCTTCCTCGATAAAGAGTCCTTCGAGAGAAAACGCCGACAGATCAAGAAGGCACTCGTGGATGCTCAGGTAGAAATTGCTCGCGGTCAGCGCCTCTGCCGCCCGGTGCGTGCAGTCATCCAGCCACGACTTGACTGCGCTGCTGACACCCGGATTCGACGGATTGAACCGGAACCACAGTTCGCCGGCCGGCGTTAGCGACGACAGCAGCCCGCCGGCGCAGACGCGGACGGCATTCGTCGCCGTCGTATCAAACCGCACCGGAGCGGAGGCCGGTCCGTTGACGGCAGCCGACGACGGTTGCCGGACCGTGTCGCGCTTGCGCGGCAGCACATAGGCCGCCACATCGTTCCAGCCGCTCTCCCAGTTGGCGCGCCGCACCTTTCCCTGGTCGTATCGACCAAGCAGCGACACGCAAAGTTCTTCGTTCGGAGTCATGACGTTTAAACGCTCTCTGGTTGTGGTTTCGGTTTCGTGTCAGGGCCCGGCCGGTCAGCCGCCGAGCAACGTGTTGCCAGACCGGAACGCGGCGGCGTCGGCATTGGTCTCTCCGGAGAGCAGCGTTGCCTGCATCCCCTTGCGTTTTTGCGCGTTTCGCAGCGTGTCGCGCCGGGCCAGGTCCGCTTCCGCGGATGTCGCCACCGGAGGCGGCGCGGCAGGAGCGGGCGGGGCGGGTGTTTTCGGTTTGCTAGCCATGATTTGCCTTTCGTTTCAGTTGGTTGATGCCGTAACAGCGCAGGCGACCGTCGCCGTTGCGTTCGAAAGTGATGATGCCGACGCCGGGCATTTCGGTCTCCAGGTGCCGGAGTGCAGAGGCGATGTCCCCCGCGAAAAACTCGACGTGCAGCGCCTTCGCCCCCCCGACTTTCGCACGCCGTGCGAAGCAGATCGACCGCGAGGTTTTGAGCAGGATGCCGTCCGGATCGTGCAGTAAGTCAAACAGTGTATCGGCGAACGCATTCGCGCCGAATTTCTCGTACCAGGCATAGGCGTGATCGAGCGGCGTCATCAGAAAATTCCTCCCGGCGCCGACAATGCCCGATCCGGCATTCTCCGGCGCTGCTGCTGCTGTGCGATTGCGGAGATGTCGGAGACAAGGCCGGCGTTCATCGCCTCGATGCCCGTCCGGAGGGCATCAGCGATATGGCTCGCCCAATCGTGGACCGGCACCGGGATAATGGCAGCGCCGTTGTTGTCGTCCTTTTTACGGTACGCTTCCAGACCATCCAGCCCGTGCTTGCAGTCGGCGAGGTTGAACGTGCATCGCGGAAGGGCGTCCCGCACTTGGCCGATGCCGATCCACACGTCAGGCGTCCGCGGCACCGGCCTGATATTTTGCAGCCCGGCTTTCATCAACTCCGTCCGGTACGACGTGCCCGTGTTCGCTGTGGTGTTGCAGGCATCGTGAGGCAGGAAGTGACACGCCACCGGGATTCCGGCATCACGAACGACAGTCGCCGCCATTGCCGCGCTGTGATGCTTCAGTGTGACGTGCCTGATGAAGAAAATCCCCATCCCGACAAGCTGGAACCACCAGATGTCTGTTGTGTCGCTCCATCCCAAATCCCACGACGTGAAAACCGGATACGCCCGATTCCAGGGAGAAGCGGCCGGGAAGGCGTAAATCTGGCCGGCGGCGCGGATGCGCGAAATCAGGTCGGCGTAAATCGCGCCCTTCACCGGCGACGACCAGCATTCCTCGATGACGGACGGATACTCGCGGAACATGAAGATGCCCTGTTCCTCCGCCGTCACCTGATACCAGAGCCGTTGCCCCGGCGTCAGCTTTACCCCTGTCAACGCCTCGATCTCGTTCAGGTACTTGTGCGTTGCCGCCGTCACGCGGGACATGTCGCCATCCAGCGAATACTCCGGGTTGTCCATCCACGGCGAGAACAGCAGACGGAAGTCTTTCACCGTCTTGAGCGGGTCCGGCGTCTCCTGCGCCCGCGTGATCATCTCGTAAAACAGGCCGCCCTTGCCGCCCATGAACGTCGATTCGATGAAGCACATGCCGTCATCGGGCACGGACGGCAGGGCGCCGGTCCGCATTTCCTCCGCACGCTCCGGATCGTTGAAGGCAATCGGCCCCAGCTCGGAACCGTGCAGGAAATGGTTCGTGCCGCCGCGGGCGTGCATCCCGGCGCTGATGGCGCTCCCGTTGTCGAACTCGAGCCGGGCCGCGCTGTCCGACACCAGGCGCGTCTTCAACTCGCCCGGCATCCGCTCATAGGCGAACTTGCACTTTTCCCGCAGCTTTTTCGAGGCGTCCGCCTGGTTCTGGTCAACAATGGAACACTGGATGTTTTCCCCGAAATAGGCCGCATCGAGCGCCATCAGTTCGATCAGTGTCGAGAACCCGAACTGGCGCGCCTTCACAATCAGCCAACGACGATACCGATCCCGGTAAACCGCCTTCAATAACTCTAGTTGCCGGAGACGCGGACGGAACGGAATCACGCCCGCACTCTTGGTCGAAATCTGGTAAAGCCCGCACGACAGCCGGAACAGCGGATCCCGCAACCTTACCAAGTCCGCCTTCGTCAGCTTCAAACCCGACTTCGCGAGCAAGGCGAGGCCGGCCGACTCGTCAAACTGGCCCGGCTTACCCATTCGCCGCGCCTCCCTCGCTGCGCAGCAGGGACACAAGCACGCTACTTGCGTTCACGTTGACCTCATCTGGCTCGTTATGGCCGGCCATCCGGTTGTCTGTCTCGATAGCCTGGATGCGTTCCTTCGGCGTGGAGCGCGGAGAGTAGGCGAGCCGGCGCAGCAGCCGGCGCTTTTCCTCCTTCGTCATGACGGCGTCCTGGCGAAGGAACTCGGCGGCATCCTGCATCTGCTCCCGCGTCCGGCGCGTCCGGCGAGGGCGCGGCGCTTTCACGACCGGCAGGGACATTTCCGGCGGCGGCGGCGCGGCGGCAGGCTTGGGCGACGCACGACGCGCCCCGCGCTTCGGCGCCTTCGGAAGCTCCAGAGGCACCGTCGCCCCGTTCGCGCACTTCACGCCCTTCGCGCCAGCCACGACGGAATCCACGACGGGGTCAAGAGCGCCCGTCCCCTTCGATTTCCGGCCCCTCCGGACGGCGGCAGGTGTCTTGCCTGCCTTCCCCGTGCCTTTGCCCGCCTTGCTCACCGCTTGCCCTCCGCGCCGGCGGACGACGTAACCCTCAGCACAACCGCGAACATGCTGGCATTCGGCACGGCATCCAGTGCCGTCACCTCGCTGTGATCGATGCGGAACCCCGCATTTTCCACGCCGTGCAACGCCGCAATCAACCGCTCGTAGGCACCAGAGGGAGCAACCGGCTCGTAAAGCGCGGCGAAGTCGCCCTGCTTGCAAACAGACAGGACAGGAAATTCGCCGTCGCCTGCATTGACGATCCAGTCGCCAACATTGGCCGTCACGATCTCCCCGCCAGGACCGACAATTTCCAGTTCTACTTCCTCCCATCGCCCTTTCCCTTCATCGGTCGAACGGCTCTTGCCTCCGGTGAATTTGTGAATCTCACCCGAATTGCGTCCGTCGAACTGGATGGCCGCAACGATGCGCCCCGCTGTTTTGTATTCGTGATTGGTGGTGCTCATGTATCCAGCCACGAACCACGGAGCAACCCTGTCAAATTTCACAAACCCACGCAAACCCATCCAAACCCACGCAAACCCGGAATCGGCCAGGCTGGCACCAAAAATCGCCACTTCCGCCTCACCAACACCTGCCCCGATGTCCATGCATGAATAATTTAGTTTAGCGGTTTCAAACCGGAAAACTCCCCGGGAGGGGCGCGGCAATGCGTATCCGTCTGCCCGCTACGGAGACTGAATTTTCTTGACAGACCTGCCCCCTCCCCTTCCCGAACATGCGGAGCGAAGCGGAACATGTGAGGGCAAGCGCGTGACCTGACAGGGTCGCAAGCGCAGCCCGCGAATACCCTTGGCCTCCCGGCCTGTTACCCTCCGTGATAGCTTTCGAAACGCGTGATGTTTCGCATGAACGTCAGCTTCACATCGCCCACCGAGCCGTTGCGGTTCTTTGCGATGAACAGATCCATGACGTCGCCGGCCACCTGAAACTTGTCGTCGGCGTCCTTCGGGCGGGAAAGCATCAGGACGACGTCGGCGTCCTGTTCGATGGAACCGGATTCGCGCAGGTCGGAGAGGCGCGGGGCGCGGTTTTCCCTCTCGGCAGAGCGGTTCAACTGGCAAAGCACCAGCACCGGCACACCGAGCTCGCGAGCGAGAGCCTTGAGGCCGCGTGAGGCTTCGGCCACCTGCTGCTCACGCAGCGCCTTCGGATCGAGCGCTGACACCAATTGCAGGTAGTCCACCACCACCAGCCCCACCCCGTGCCGCATGTGCACGCGCCGGGCCTTCGCCCGTATCTCCATCACGGTCGGGCTTGGCTGGTCGTCAATGAACAGCGAGGCGCATCGCAGTTCGTTCGCCACGGACTCCACCCGAGCCCACTCCGCGCCCCCCCGTTTGATGAGCCCGGCTTTCAGCATCTCGTGCGACACCTTTGAGCGGGTCGCCAGCAACCGCTTTGTCAGCGCAAGCGCGGGCATCTCCAGCGAGAAGACGAGAACGCCGACAGGATCGCCGCGCAGGGGCATGGCAACATTCTCCGCGATGTTGAGCGCCAGGGCAGTCTTTCCGCATGACGGCCGGCCGGACAGGATGAACAACTCATCCGGCTTCATCCCGGATGTGAACCGGTCGATGTCCGGATAACCCGAGGAAAGCCCTTCCAGCGTCCCCCGGTTTTCCGACATGACCCGGAATGACTCAACGGCGCCATCCACCGCCTCGCACACCGGCTTCGCGCCGTCGCCGACGCGCTCCTGGGTGACGCGGAAAATATCCCGTTCCACCTTGTCCACAAACTCCCGAAGGCCGCCCGTGTACTCGTAGCAGCCTTCCACGGTCGCGGTGGCGGCGCGGATGAGCTCGCGGAGCAGATGCAGTTCGCGGACCTTTTCGACAAAGTAAGCCGCCTGCGCGGTAGTCGGGAGCGTCTGGTTGACGCGGTTGAGGTAGGCATGCCCGCCCACCTCCTCAAGCTGACGACTCGTTTCCAGTTCCCCACAGAGGGTCATCCGGTCGATGGCCTCGCCCCGGTTATACAGGTCAAGCAGCGTTCCAAATATGACCTGGTTGGCAGGGACGTAGAAGGATTTCGGCGAAATCCTGTTTTCGATGCAGCGCGAAACGGTGTCCCGGCCATCGAGCAGGCAGCACGACAACAGGAGCGCCTCCGCCTCGACCGAATGCGGCGGCACGCGACCGACCAGCGCGCCGGGCGACAACAGGGGAGGCAGGGTCTCGAACGCCACGGTGTCAGACATTGCGGTCATCCTCTCTCATGCTCGCCATGATCCACTGCCGATGTTCCGGCGGGACATCCGCCCATGCTGCCCCGGCCTTCGGCTGCCCCGGCGCGTAGTCACTGTTCGGGAAGTGCTCCGCGACGTATTCACGCCAGCCGGACGGTTCCGCCGGAGGCGGCGGCACGGCGGGCGGCCTGCCATGCCCCTGCCCGTGCTCTGCGACCCATGCACGCGCCCGGTCGATCTCGCCGTTCCAGTTGTTGACGAGGGTGGCGAGATCCTTGCGGGCAAACGTCTCGCGCTGCGGGGCGGCATAGAACGCTTCCAGCGCCTGCCAGTCCTCCTCTGCCGTGGCCTCGATGGCGGCCTTGTTTTTGCGAAACGCCCTTGCTTCCGCGTCGGTGAGCGGAGTTGACGGACGCCGGCGCATCAACGCCTCGGCACGCAGTTGCAGCGGCCCCTTGGCTTTCGGTGGCTTTTGCGGCGGTTCGGGCGGTTTGTCCGAACCATCCGAACCCGGCTTTTTTTCGTCCCCTGGCAAGGGGACTACAGGGGTTTTCTGGATTATAGTTTCTAGATTATAGGGCGTTACATCCGCGTTACCGGGACCGTTACAGCCCGCGTTACCATCTGTGTTACCGCCACCATTGCCCCGTTTCCCTCGCTTATTAACTCGGTGTTTTTCAACACGTAACCGCGTTTGTTCGGCTGTCAGCGAATCGCGTGACATACGCCGATTGCGCAGCGTTACCACGGCGTTACATCCTTCGCCACTTTCCCTGATAACATCGGCAACTTGCGTGTTCGCGAGCTCGTCGATCACCGCCACGGCCTGATCTGCCGTTGCGCCAATCGTGCGAGCCCATGCCACCACAGGCATCGTGCGAACGCCCCGCGTCACGGAAGCGTGCAGGATACACAGGATGTCGATCCACGCACCCTTTGCCGCAAGGCTCAGGGGCCGGGTGTCTCCCAGCCAGTCGGCGGGGAAAAACTGCATGTAGGGAAGTTTCGCCATAAGCGTGAGCGCTTTCGCCGTCCGGCTATTCTCCGGAGGGGCCGTAGGCGTCCCGGTCCTGCTCCAGGCGCTCACGCTTGCGGATCGCCAGTTTCAGGAGGGTGATTAGCGTGCGTGCCTCTTCAGGATGCAACGAGACAGTATGCACGCCCACACCGGGAGTGTCCTGACATATATCAATGTTGCCAGACTCCATGTTGATACTGATTTCGCAGCCGTAGCGAGGCGGGATGTGGAATTGGCCGCTGTAGCTCATTCGGTTGTCTCCTTCCATTCGTCTCCCTCTGTCGTGGGCTTCTTGTGTTTATGAAAGGGGTTTTGCCCCCAACTGGCGGCCGATGCTTCCTGCGAAACGATAAGCCCGGCAACCTGGTTGCAGATCATCGCCAGCCCCTGTCCCGGCGTCAGGCCGTGGGCCTTGGCAAGCCTGGTAAAGGCGGCGTCCACGGATGCAGAGAAATCGAAATACGTGGATGAAGGATAACCGTCCGACCTGAAGGCTGACGTGCCTGCACCGGCAGGGAGGTCGGCGCCGCCGCCAAGATCCGGAAACAGTGTCTGTTGGCGAATGGCCTCATGGATCGCATTGTCCACGATGTCACAGTGTCCGGGTGCTTTCGGGTTCTGGATGCGATAGCCGATGATCACGTTGGCGGCGTAGCTCGTGATGTGGGCAATCCGGCGGATGCGCCTGCGGTTCTTTTGCGTGGCGCTCATTCGGCCTCCCTCCCCTTCAACACCGCCAGCGCGGAAAGAATATCGCCGGACAGCTCTTTGCGGGACGCGTCATTGAGGGTGACCGCGAACCCCATGTCATCCAGTCTCCGAATCCACGCATCAAGGCGGACGGTCACTTCCCGCGCGATGCTTACGACAGGATAACTGCCGGGGACTGGAGCCGCCGCATCGGGCGACGGCTCCGAAACCCGAGTCTGTACGCGTGGCACATCCGGAGAGGGGGCGGACGCGGTGGGATCATCGAGCACGCCCAAAATGCTGCCCGGACGGAAAGGCCGGTCGTATTCCACTGATTGGCAGGCGAGGTCGATGACTGCGCCGACCATGCCGGCGCAATAGTTAATGGTTTTCTCGGTCTCCATAGTGAGCACCGCAGCATGGAATGATGTATGCGCGGCGCCGGATGTGGACAGTTCACGGGCATCGTGAACGCCGGCATTTTTGACGGTCTCTATCATGCCGTAGGCGATGAGTTGAGCCATGTCCTTGTGTTGTTTGGCGCGTTTCTCCATCGCCTTTTTCAGCGTTTCGAGTGTTCGGATGGTGGTTTTCATGGTATTGGTGTAGTGGAACCTTGCTTACTAAAATGTTACGTCTCGCTGGTGTTTTGCGGGTTTCCGGCGGCGGCGTTGTACGCGGCAATCAGCTTCCGGATGCGAGCGGCCAACTGGTTTTTGTCTTCGCCGCAGTAGTGGACGATCTCCCGGGTAAGTTCGAGGGATGCGGCATCGCCTTCCAGGTGCGCGACGATTTCCCGGATTTCCGGGTTGGCCGTCGCTGTGGCAGGCGACTCGGCAAACGGAATCGCAGCGGCAGCCGAGTCCAGGGCTGTTTTCTGGCGATTGAGCGCCTTGCCGAGACTCTTGCGCAGGGCCTTCCAGTCGGTTCCCTTGCCGGCGCGTTCGGCGACGGTGTAAAATGACCGGCACATTTCGTTGGCATCTTTCAGAGCGGTGCGCAACGTGGAGATTTGCTTGTTGGTATTCATGATGTCCTTTCGGTGTATTCGGTGAAACTTACGTGTGATGTCGGCCAGTCCCTCCGCGCGTCCTCCATGATTTTGCTCACGATCCAGCTTATCACCACGGAGAGCGCCTGTCTGGGTGTGAGTCCATGGACGCGGCTGGCCTTGTTCAGGTGAGGGATGAGGTCTTGCGGAATGCGGAAGTGCACCCGGTGGATTCCGTTCCCCCTGCCCCGGTCCGTGCGGTGACGCCTAATCTCTAGGGAGGCTTTTATGTCCGACAGGTCGCCAAGGTCGGGAAGCAGGTTGCCTGTGTTGATTGCCATCCGAATGATGTTGTCGATGCGTTTGAGCAACGTGGTGTTGCTGCTGTCGAGGATTTGGCGCATCAGAGCGAAGGTGGTGTAATTTACGGGAGCGCGGTAAGGAACCGAGCGGAGGCCGGCTTGCGGATTTGTCTTCGTACTCATTTTTCGTGTGGTATGTATTTGAATTGTTATGCCGCCTCCGCCCTCTGCGTAGTCTTGCCTGCGCTGGCTGGTTCGGTACTCATGGGCAAAGCAGTAGCTGGCGGGTAATTTCCCGGTGTTGGTGTTACAGGTGGTTAGCGGTTGGTGCTAGCGGCGGGGAAAGTGAAAAGTTCCGTAGTGCGGGCGAGGCTGGCGGCGGTTGAGCCACCAGTTGGCGGCGAATCCGCCGATGATGCTGCCGGCGAGGCCGGCGAGAAAAAGGATAAGGTCGGGTGTCATGGCTAGATGAGGTTCCATTCGGTTTCTTCGGAGAGCGGGATGCGGTAGGGCTTCCCGCCGGGGAGAGTCTTGATGCTGCCGCCGCGGCAACGCTGTGTAATGTAATCTTCGTTACGCCCGACCACGGCGGCAAATTCCTTGGTTGTGTACCAACCGCGGGTGCGCCCGTTCTGGCGGCAAAACGCGGCTGACATCGCGTCTTTGGAAAGGAGCGGGAGGATTTGCAGCCTGTCGGCGATGAACCGGAGCAGCTTGCGGTCGGCATTGGTCATGCGGCAGGGGATTCCTTTCCGTTGAGCCATGCCTCGACAGCCTGGCGGGAGTAGAGCTTGCTGCCGACGCCGGGGGCGGCGCGCAGAAGCCCCTGCTTTTCGAGCCGCCAGACCGTAACACGATCCAGCCCCGTCATGGCCATGAGTTCGGCCAGGCTGAACACTATCTTTTCGGCGGGGAAGACGACCAGCGGCGACTTGGCGGGCTTGGCGGGGGTTTCGGCGTCGGCGCTCATGCGGTCGCCTCCTGTTTTGCGACAAGTTCAGCGCGGATGGCGGGGACGGCAGCAGAGAGGATTCTGCTGTGCACAAGTCCCTTCACGATCTTTATCGCGTAGGAGTAGGAGACCTCGAATCGCTGGGAGAGGATCTTGGCCTCCGGATATTTGGCCGGGCGCCCCATACGAGCCTTGGCTTGAGCGGAAAGGCGGTAGCGCCTGCGCTTCGGTCTGATGTTGCCCTCGCCCGTAACGACCGTAAGAAGGTCGCCATTCTTTTCTGTCCGGTTCATGTTGGAACAATTAAGATCGAATCAGATTCAAACTTCAAAATCTTTTTAAATCCAAAAAAATCATTTTTGCTTAATTACTTTTAAATCAATATGAAGTATAATGAAAAAATATCGAAGCTCATGGAAAGAGCAGGCCTATCTCCCTCCGATCTAGCGCGGAAATTGAGGGTGACCCCGACAGCCGTATCCAGCTGGATAAAAGGGAAAAAAATCCCGCGACCCGCTCAAAAGCGACAACTTGCGGATTTCTTTAATCTTACCATCGAACAACTCTTTGATGATTCCACAGGACTTCCGCTTGATAAACTGGATATTGCGGATACGGCTGGAGTAGACTTAAACACTGTTAATCAGTGGCTTGGGAAGGGAGGGGACGACAACCGCTTTGTGCATGCAGTAAAGCACATTGTTGAACTGGAAAAACGGATACGCGAACTCGAAGAACAGCTTGCGGAAACCAAGACCGATCGTGATCACTGGCGCACCCAAGCTAAAGCTCTCATAGATATTGCACCTCCCACCAAGGAGGTAGCCGATTTTTCTATGAAAATTTTCAAAGAAGAACTGCTAAAATCTGTTAATGCAGCTAATAATATACTTGATGCAGCCACTTCCGGCATACCCATGTTCTCCATAGGCAACCTAGGGATTGTCGCTGTGAGCGACACCAACACAGCAGTGGTGCAAGAAGACATTCCAACACCGAACAATTTTTACGTAATCTCCTTCGTGGTGGATATAGGCACGCAACCCCCAAGCGTCGGAGAACAGGTCAATGGCCAAATCTATAACCAGACTTATTTCGTCGATAAAACTCATATAAGCTATACAATCAAGAGCGGAGGTAAAGTCGGAACAGACTCCAAAATACACAAGTTTCGCTGTACCAAGGCGGAGGCCTATGCTGAACTCGCTGCGAACGGAAACCCAACAACCATCCACCTCCTAGAGTCTGAAGACATCCAGTTTTGTCTCGGTTTCGCTCCGGATCCGGTGGATTCCAAGCTGATACATCGAGCCTAG